TTTCTCTTAAGGCCGCCTTTGCGTTTGCTTCTCTCATCTGAGTAAGCTCATTGTCAGGCATCTTTTCAAGCATCTCATGTTCTTTACCCCAAATCATTATCTGCTGATTCCATGCTAATTCGTATATTCTCTGTTCTGTCATTTTTTTGTCCTCCTTATTTGTTGTATTTCCTTGTTTCTGATATAAGTATACACCTATATAATATATATGTCAACACCTATATTGAAAAAAGTTTAAAAATATTTTTAGGCACAAAAAAAGAAGGCAGACACCACATTGGATGCCTGCCCCCTCTGTAAAGGAATAGTATATGAACAGTGAATTAGATTGTTGCCTTGTCAATTGTGGCCCATGTCTGAGGGCCGATAATACCGCTTTCCATGCCATGATCCTGTTGGTAATGGGTAACGGCCTGCTCTGTTTTACTTCCGAACACCCCATCAATCTCGCCAACCTCTTTATATCCGGCACTCTTGAGCAATGTCTGCCAAGCCTTAACAAAATCATTCTTGTCACCTTTTTTTAACACAGGCCTTGCTGTTGATTCTGTTGGCTTGATATCGCCCTGTGCGTATGCGATCCACTGAGCCTCGTTGATGTAAGCCTTGTCCAAGTCAAGGTTGTGGTTGTACCCTTCAAGCCTTCCCTTGGATGAATATTGCAGAATCGCACAATCAGACCATGCACCAAATCCCTTGGTATCTGTCCATGGATTAGATTGGTAGCTTGTCGGCTGCTGATTCTTGTACTGTGCGCACCATAACGGATATGAAGGATTCCACAGTGTCTTATATTGCCGACAGACGGATTTAGACATATAGATGAATGGTAATACCCCTGTGACATCTTTTACATAATTAAGCCAATCCAGTGCATAATATGGACTTGCAAAATTCGGATTCTGCTCACCTTCCCAATCCAAAACAAGGATTGCCTTGCCAATGTAATCATGTACTACATTCAGGAAGTATTCAGCCTCTGCAATTGCTCCACCACCACCTGCATAATGGTAAACACCAATCAGCTTGCCAAGAGTTATTGCTTGCGATATTTGATTCTTAAACTCTGGCGAAGTGTAGCTGACTCCCTGTGTGGCCTTAACGATGACAAAATCACATGGAACCGCAGCGAGATTTATTCCCTTCTGCCATTTTGATATATCAATTCCATTCATGATTTGTCCTCTTTCTTATAGTAATTGTAATTGCTGATGCACAAAATCGTTCCTAAAAAGGTAGCCACAAGAGTAATCGTCTGCGAGATGCTTGTTCCAAGTGCTTCAAAATTCCATATCTTAGACAATCCCACAATTAAACTTGCCAATGCAGGCAAAACAATAATGCAAAGCCACTTCAGCCAGAAGTACAACCCATCATTCAATTTTCCATCTTTCATAGAATCCCTCCTATTCATCATCCTTGGTGCAGAATCCAAACCATTTCAATATCAGGTAAACAATACCGCACCATGCAAATGCCCCAATTAAAGTGAATAATATGCTCATAACGCAATATGCCCCCCAATCATAATTATTCCGTATACCATCAGCAATGCGATGTAATACACAGCAAATAACCCCAATAAAAAAAGAGCCACTCCCAGAATACCTCTCATAAGCCTTACCTCGTAAGAAAATAAGTTATCGCCGCCGACACCAATGCCGTGATGATACATCCCACTAAGGTTTCCCACCGCTTGGCAGGTCGGCCTTCGATCTCTTTTAATCTCAGACCTTGCTCGTTTATCTCTTTAGCGATAGACTCAACATTTGCCGCCAGAACCTTGACCGATGCGACAAGCTCCGAAATCTGTGCCTGCTTCTGTTCGATAAGCTCGATGCGTTTATTCTGCCTTGTATCTTCGGCCTCGATCCTTTTGGCAAATTCTGTGTGTACTTCTAATGTTACAAATTCTCCCATGGGAAATATCTCCTCAAAAATACCCACCGTGGGACACATCGTTGAGAGGTGTGGTGGGTTTATGTATTTCTTAATACCACAGTAATATAGTTGTAAGTCAACGGATTAGCCTGCTTTAAAATCTGCGGATAATTGATGTATAAATCATACGCACAGGCAAAATACTCCCGGACATCATCTAATCCCTGTGCCATCAATGCGTTATTGTATCGCTCCTGTTGCCATATCTGTATGAACTCAGGTCTAAAGCACCACCAATATACCGAATGGCCTGCATTAGATATACAGTGACCGACTTCATGCGTAAGTGTGTATTCATACCCTCGCTTGATGTACATGTCGATGCTCGTTACATATCCACCGTTTACGTTCATAGTGGTGTAGGCATATGTATCATACAGGCTCGGTGATTCCCAAGGGAGCTTGTCTACCACGTTAATTGCGGTGTTCTGATAATACACATTCCACTGTACGTTGCTCGGCTGTTTGCCCCATTCATATAGCAGGCTCGGTGTTATTTCTGCTCTCACAGGCACACTTAACAAAATGATAAATGCGCCTATGAGAGGGAGTAATTTACGTGTTATCATAGCTTTCTTATTCCAAATAGCCTTTTAGGAATTACAAGTGTGTTGTCAACTTCTGTATTTCCGGCATCACCACAACTGATACTTGTGTTTGTGAGTGTGATGGGCCTTGAACTTGCTTTTCCACCGAACAAACTCATGCAAGCATATGCTACGTTTTTCTCAAGTATTACATTCGCCACATGTCCTGTGGAAGTAGTTTTGTTCTGTGTTTCCAATATGTAATAATCATAATTTGGAATAGTCACCGCAACAGCCTGTGATGCAAACGTCTGACTCGGGTCGGGATTTGTCCATAACAGGTCTTTTGTTGTGTTCTCCGTCAACTCCCGATTAGTCATGGCATAAGGTGCATAGGTAGAGTCAATGTCTGTGGCAAGGCGGAGCATAGGATATAACTTTTCGTTAGTCACAGTATTTCCTGCCCTAACAACAAAATATACAGTAAAGGTATGTCCTTCTGTAAATGTTATCTTCTTATCTTCTGTGCCAATTACGTCATACTGTCTTGGTACTGTGCTATCATAAACATAAAATCCTAAAGGTGCGGGAGAAGAAGCTACGTTAGGATTTCCACAATTTATAATGTAGTCTTTCCCATCCCCCGTCATGGTAAAGTATTCATAGTTTCTTGCCTCACTTGCTGTGCCATTCACAGTAACTACACCATTTTCATCTACTGTAAATGTTACATCTGTAATTGTCTTTGAAACATTGGGTAGGAGTAAATTCTTCGCCCCCAACACTACCTGTTCTGAACGGGGGAACATACCCTGTAATGCCGTATATACCGCACCACTTGTAATCGGTTTGGTATCTCCGCTTGTAGGAGTAGTGGATTTTTTAAGCGATATAGCTATATGATAAAATTCATCAGCTGTGGCTTGTTCGTTAAAGTCACCGCTGTCAAAATTAGTGTCAGGTTGCCTGTGATTGATAATATCCTTTATCTGTAACTCATCAACCTCTGACGAATTCCATGCACCCGGATTATGAATAGTAAAAAAGGCATATATCTTACCCTGATATATAACAACATCGCCCTCGGTATATTGCTGACTTGTTGAAAACACAGGATAGATTATGGATAAATCTGCTTTTTCTGATAATGCACTTTCGACATCTGCAAATGTATCAATGTCGGTGCCATCAAGGATCGCTGTCAACTTGCTCTGCGCATCGGCATCGGTCAGATCGTATACTGTATCTGTTGCCTTATTCTTGTATGTTTCCAATTTAGGATTTGGCATTTCTTATCCTCCTTATTAAAAAATAAGCATCGTACCTGAGATGGTTGGTGCTTCTGCCAATCCAAGGTCTGATGCTGATTTATTTCCTGTAAGTGTAGTGCCATTTATCTGCGGCCTGTTGTTTAACTCATTATAGTTATCTGTGCCGCCTCCGCCACCTCCGCCACCATGCTCTTTAGCATAAGCGATCGCAGCCGCATAAGTTTCCTGATCTATCATTCTGCCACCTCCTTATGACACCCAATTCCATGTGCCATCACTTTTAAGAAATGCCACATCTCCGTCTGCGGTAATAACCGATGAGCCATGTTGCATCTCCCCCGAAGGCATACCAATAAATGTGGCACCGGGCACTACTTCTTCCTTGGTATCAGCGAATGCGGTAATCTGATATTGATTCAGAAAATCGCCCGGCTGATGAGAAATACTTGTAACTGTAATCATAATTTCCCTCCTTAAAATTCTATCTGTGTGCCTGTGATCGTTACCGCATACAGGCTGTCAACCTTATTCTTATACTCATCTGTAAAATCATTTGTTGACAGGCCCTTACCTGTAACCTTGTCCACCTTCCCGGACAGACCACTACTTGCTGAATCTGCTGTCTGAGCCGCATTATAAATCCCATCCTCAATATGGTTTAATCTCTGTGCGCTTATTGGTGTGCTTTTGGCAGGTAAGTTTTGCCATGTTTGTTTTGAATATGCCATGTTTATTCTCCTTATTGTATAGGGCCTTCATATAGTATTGAATTTCCTAAACCTGCAATGGCTGTTGGAATATTGTTCCAATCCAAAGCATTATAAATATTATATGCGTGGTTATACATTGGCTCTGATTCTGTATGTACCTCAATGGGAAGTACATAATAAAAATAGTAAGTAGTTTTTCCACTATAAGAAGCGGAATTGATTGTTTGAGCCGGGCCGATGTTTGTGCCTTGGCACCAATTTAATGTAAACGTATTTTTTGAAATAAATATTACAAAAGTTGTGCCTGTGCCCCATGTATCACCATTTTCAATGTCGGTATATTCATGATTGCCGACAAAATCATTATTTGATGTGTATATGAGCATATACACCGCAGATGATGCGGCTGTAACAAGAAGCTCGGCATAACTTCCTCCAATTGAATAACCAAATTTTGGAAAATTTACATTTAAAACAATCGGAAGGCCGGATAAAGGATCAGTTTTATAAACCTTTCCATAAGCTCTTTGGTAGGTAACTGTTATTTCACGAATAGTAATTTTATCTGAACCAAAAAAGTTATATCCAGATAAATATATATAATCCGCACGAATGTCATTAAATTTCCAAGTAAGTGTAGTAGTGCCTGATCCCAAACCATAAGAGCTACCTGTAAATGTTGGTGTTTCTACTGTGTCATCACTTACCCTTGTCGCAACTCCATGACCGACAATTACATTATAACTACTTCCTGTAACCAATATATCCAATTGGCTTAAGCCAAATAGCAAAACAGGAATACATAACCACCATCTGTTGCTTGAATTATAATTTCCCGGAACTTCTAATTTCCAAACAAGTGTTGAATCATCATATTCCCTGATATATTTAATAGGCCGAAGTGGCCCCATATTACCATCTGTCGAATCAACCAAGTTAAAACAAGTAAATCCTTTGTACCTAAAAGCCGTACCAAAATCACCTGTGTAATAAGCTGTATATTCTTTTAACTCAGGTTGAACACTTGGACTTATAGTCGATCTCGGATTAAAATCGTAATTATCTATACCATATAACTTAGTAAATAATTTTTTAACAATGGCGCTCGGCCACCATTGACGAGCTTTACCATTTGCATCGCCAACATAAGCCTTGATAACTTTCTTGGCTACATTATTTACACCAATATATATGTTTTTTACCTGTCTGGCTTTATCGCTTATTCCGATATATGCTTTCTTTGGCATAATTACTCCTTAAGGTTGATAAACAAGATATATGTGCCCTGTTTCTAATGGAGTGGTGCCGGGAACATAATCGGCTGTTCCATAAGTTATCGGATTTGTAACTGATATCTCATTTTGATTGCTTATTATTATTCCTTGACCTGCTGTAAGTTTATCCTGTTTATTACCAACTTCAGAGCTTATAGTAGACACCGAATTTTCAAGATTTTGTATCTGCTGTGATGTATCACCCTCAAGGCTCACAGGCTTAACTTCCGGCTGATATTCAGAACCATTAGCTGTGTATTTATCCTCAAGCCACTGTATGCCCTTTAAATAACGAGATAAAACAGTGAATCCCATCACATCCGTAATAGGCTCGCCGCTTGAGTAATCATAAACGTAATATGCCACCGCATCACCGCACTCTACCCATGGCAGGCCAATGCTTGTGGCCTCAAATGGCTGATACGATACGTCTTTTAGCTTGTTAAAAATGTTTTGAGCAATATAATTCTTAGTATTTTGATTTAATCCTTGGCACCACATATTGCCCTCGATTAAAAGCATATTTCCTGTGGTACCATACTGACCATATTCGGCATCGCTTTGATTATCACGAACTGTAACCCCGGTCAATGGTGCGGTTTCGTAATCTTCAAAGGACACTTTTTTGTATTTATCAATATAATCGGTTTCGCTGTCAGAACCATCAGACGGATAAAACTCCAAACTTGGATAAACTTCCTCACCGGGATATGGGAGAAAATCGCTCGGAATTTCCAAATCGTAATATTGGAATTTACCCTCTGCGTTAATTCGACCAAATACACCATTCATCTGGCATATAGCACGAACCGCATCAAGGCATGATATCTCGCCATCTTCTATTGTCTGATCCACTTGAACTGAGTCATTCGGCAGGCTCCTATATACCTGCGCAATTCCCATAAAATCAAACAACTTTGCTCTGACATACGATATCTCTGCCGGAAAGCCAATTTGACTATACGCACTATAAAAATCTTTATTTTGGAATTTATAAAGCGCATCATAGCAGGTCAGTTTTTGGTAAGAGCGATCTCGTACTGTTTCGACCGACTCTACAAAGCCTGTAAAAATACGATTATAGCTGCCATTATCAATACTGATTTCTACCTCAATCCTTTTGTTTTTAAGCTGTGCGCCCTGATTGCGTATTTCTATGCTAAAGCGATTAGATATACAACCGACAATACTCAATTCGCCATTTCCATCAAAAATCGACTCTTCCAAAGTCATGGACTCGGCATATATTTCGCTATTGTTTACACCAAAAGATAACTCCGGGAACCATACAAATATTTGCTTCTTATATTGCCCGGTCATATATTTGGATTTATCTGCATCCGAAAAATTAAGTGCCATATTACGGCTCCTCTACTGTTACCTCAATTACATCAAACACATCTTCCCATTTTGCATTTCGCTTTCGCACAGGCTCAAAGTCTAAAAAGACATTTTTGCTTGAAGATATTACAGCAACAGCGACATTGTTTGCCTTTAATTGTACCGGGTATGTGTTTGCTGTGGTTTTTGCTGTTTCCATAGTTGTGAGAAAAGTCTGCAAAGCTGTGGCTGTCGAAAAATACAGTTTAAATGTGCCCTTCAATTTTTGTGCCACAATATCCCTGTGCTTAACCTGACCGCCATCTGTCCACTCCTGATATACAGGCATATAATTCACATTGTATTCTTCCGCAATTACATACGCAGAATAATCAACATTGTTCAACTTGAATATAATGTCATTCGCCGCCATTTCTACTCCTTATGCAAAAGCGCTCACACCATTGGCTTTCGTGAACTGATTGTTTTCTTTACGCACCATTCTGAACAATTCTTTTGCATCACCTTCAAGTGTTACCTGATTGTTCTCAACCGCACTTAAAATCAAAGGCAAATACTGATTAAGAAGGGAAACCATATTTCCATCTGCTCCGGCAACAACTCCGCTTGCCAATGATGGTGTAACGGCATTAGCTGTCTGTGCCACCATCTTGTAATCAGGATCAATCATGGCATCGTTGACCATATCCTCAACGGCACCATTAACAGAATCGGCATTAGCCTCGATACCAACCGCAACACCTTCTGGAATCCATTTACCAATTTCATCTGCAAATAGTTTGGAAGGTGATCCGATCTTGAAGAAGCCTTTTACCTTATCAACAAGTTTACCTCCCAATTCCGTAACCGAACTTACCAATGAATCCCAATTATCCTTGATACCCTTCCATAATCCACTAATAAGCTCCTTACCTGCATCAGCCATAGCACTTGCACCTTCGATTAAACCATTAACAATGGCTGTTATAATTTCAGGTAATTTTGAAATAAGCTCTGGCAGGCTTTCTATCAATCCTGTTGCCAAAGCGACTATGATCTGAACCGATGCCTCAAGAAGTTTAGGCAAGTTATTTACAAGACCTTCAACAATGGCAATAATTATCTCCGGCAACCTATCAATAAGTTGTGGTAATGCCGTTATCAATCCTTCAGCCAAACCTGTTATGATTGCAATTGCCGCCTCGACTAACTTGTCAATGTTGGCAATCAATGTATCAACGATGGTTAGCATGGTTTCAACAATGGTAGGTATTAACTCAGGTAAAGCATCAGCTATACCAAGTGCTAATTGTGTGATAACCTCAAGGCCAACCTCAACAAGTTGTGGCAATAAATCAATAAGATCAGAACCAATCTCACCAACAACCTCAATAAGTGTCGGTAATAACTCAGGAATTGCTCCCAATATGCCTTCTGCAAGCGAATGTATCAACTCAGGAGCAACCTCAAGTAATGCACCTGCAAGTGTGCTGAATCCCTCAATAAGCTGTGGCATTGCCTCGGTAACATTCTGAACAATGCCTTGAATACCTGTTGTAATCTTTTCCTTGGCACCTTCTTCGCCTGTAACAAGACCTGCTAAGCCATCCATCACAGATGTGAATGATGGCAACATTTCGGAAATAACAGAATTTTTAACCCCGGTAAAGGCTGTCTGTAAATCCTGTAAACTATCTTGAAATGCAGCCGAATTTTTAACCGCTTCATCAGACATTACACCGCCAAGCTCATGAACTCTATCACGCATGGCCTGTGTATCTTCTGCGGATGTATTAAGAAGGGCACCAAGCTCTGTTGCACCTCTTCCAAGCAATTGACCTGCAAGATATGTTCGCTGAGTGGTATCATCAACTTGTTGAAGGCCTGCAATTGTAGCTTCAAACAACTGCTCCTGATTCAGTGTTTTTAAATCATTTTCTGTTATTCCAAGCTCTTTAAAAGCCTTATTGCCTGTTTCTGCCGCATTAGCAAGTGTTTTCATGGATGCCTTCATGGTTTCCATGCTTGTACCAGAATGTTGCATAACCGCATCCCATTCTTGGTATGCTTCAGCCGACATTCCCATTTTCTGCGACATTTTGTCGATGTTATCACCATATTGAGCCACAGATGATGCGGCCCCGGTAAGAGCCGTACCAACACCAAGAGCAGCCGTGCCTATACCTGCAATAGCAGCAGCACCTGTCTTTAAAACACCACCCATTGCAGAACTGAACTTGCCGCCTGCCGACTTACCTGCGCTTTCTGCTTCTCCATTAAGGACTTTGGTAAGACTTCCAGATATTCCCTCTGCTGAAGGTATGACTTGCACATAGGCTTTTGCTAATTCTGTTGCCATGTCCTAACCTCTCAAAAATTCAGCTCGTTTTCTTTCAAATTCTTCAATACTGTCAAAACCTTTATACATTGGCTCTGCTTCTTCCTTTTCAAGAATACTGAGTATTGATTTAGGCTTATTTCTGCCTTTTTGAGCATCTTCTGTTTTTGCCCAAACTAAAAGCGACACCCTATCGACAAGTGCCGCCAACATAAACTCTTCCAATGTGGTTTTGCGATTTGCAATCTTGCGCTTGATTCGGCTGTCATTTGATAAGCCGGAACAGAGGATTGCAACCAATGAAGGTGACAATCCCCTGTAATCAAGAACATGATATGTTTCTGCCAAATCGCATATTATTGCTTCCTCGTCAAGATGCAACATCCCTCCGAGGATCATCAGTTTTTTAGCTCTTTTGTAGTGGTTATGATCTCAGTGATTATGTCTGTCATCTTCTCCATTGGAACAAAACCATCATTGCTATCCGCAATATGCTTCTTTAGTGCATCAGCCTGATCTCCTAATACTAACTGTACGAGATTTCTTACTCCACGGATTTGCTCTGAGGCATCATCTGACTCTGAAAGGCCAATGGCATCAACCAACCGCCAATCATTCAATATTCGTTCATCAATTTTGAATTTAAAACCACTTTTTGTTTTGCCTTCTATTATCATGTTCTACCTCCGCCTTATGATCCGATTAGGTTGTAACTATCGGATTTGCCTTTTTATACTCGTAATGAGTGTTTCCTGAAGCATCAGGAATAGCTGTTATCGTAACATCATACTCAACAAGATCGGAACTTGAATAAGTAATGTCACCAACCTCCTGTACTCTTGCACAGGGAATGACGAGTCTGTTAAGAACACCATCATTCATTATCATGTCGAATACCCACATATATTCTGTCGGCTCCGTGCTATTTACTGTTACCTTTATGCCTGATTCAAGGTCTGAACCTGTAACATTGCTTTCGCCATGAACGGTGCCAATAACATCCTTGTTCAAAACCTCAAGCAATGAAAACTGAAATGAGTCAGTAAAATCGTTCTGGATAATAAGAACTGTATCACCGCCCCATGCCTTCTTGGTTTCTGTATCTCTTTCAATACTGTTTACAAGACCATCCTCGGAAACGTACCCAAGGCAGGTAAACACTGAAGGATCAAGAGTGCCATCAGCCGTATTCGGAGCCGTGGCCGTTTTAGCGGCCCGGTAAATACCTCCGGCAATTCTTGGCTTAGCTGCCGAGGTATAACTTGCTGTATTTCCCATATCATTACTCCTTATAATGTGTGATATCAAACACCGCCTGATATCTTGGTTGCTTTGTTGCTTGATCTGTATAATTGTAATCGCTGTTCAATTCCACACGAGTAATCTTATCCAAGCTTACTGCACTGAACATGGCATCTTTGACAAGCTTATTAAGTGACATGGCCTCATATAAAGAGGAACCATAACTCTGAACAGCTATTGTTGAATGAAATAATAGATCGCTCTGGCTTGACCCTGTTTTTTCGATAACAACAAAGGCACCTGACATTCCCTGTCGAATCTCTGTTGTCACCGCTGTCGGACTTAATGAGGTTTTCAAATAATTCAAAATAATTTCTTCAATCATTCATGTACCGCCTTTAAAAGACTATTGTTTTCGGATGCTTGACTAAATGAGGAAATAACCGATACATTTACACGATTCTTTCCGACATATCCATTAAGCTCTACATCTCCACCATAATTTGACTTAATTGCCTCTGCTGCATTCATGCAGATGCTCATCATGTCATCTGAACGGAGAAGCTCACGAACACCCTCACTGTTTAACTCTATCCGAACCTTGTCAGCCATCGTATCTCTCCACAAGCACCTTTTTGTTCCATTCAAGAGGAATAAGAGCCTCGATGCCCTCACTTTCGGCATAGCAATGGTATGTTTTGCTGTTAAATGTAACAGTATTTTCAAGCCAAGTATGTGTGTCACCTTTAGGAATTGATAACGTATAAAGCTCCTGAGTGCCCTCAAGCCTTGTTGAATCAATCAAATCATCAACTGTGGACACATTCCAAAGCACATTATTAACTGTAACATCTTCTGTTTGGTAAACAGGATTTCCTAACGGATCATTTTCTTTGATTGTCCTTACATGAAGAACAACTGAAACACCTTTAATCTTGCCCATACCACTCAATCACTCCGTATCTCTGGCCTCGCAATCCCAACCGCTTTAAATCATTCTTCATAATGGCATTAGCTATGCCACCACCGGGAATTGCGTATGTGCCTGACCATGAATAACCATTTGCCGACTGACTTTCCTGTGTCATGGGATCACCATCGGTACTTGTTCTTAAAATTCTGGAAACCACATCAACGGTCACAGTTTTTGCAACAGATGCAAGAGCCGAATCTGATGACACCATTAAATCAAGGTCTTTGCCAACCTTCTGCGCTTCTACCCTTAATTCATCACAAACAAGAGGTATCAGTTTTGCTGTCCGAGTCTGCTCATCCTGTGTTAATGGCCTCCATAAATCAATAACATCCTGTACTGTTGCATAATCGCTCATTTCTTGACCGCCTTTCTTACTGTGGCTTTCTTCTTCGGAGCTTCTGCAATCTTGACATCATCTTCAGGCTCTGCCTTAACCTGTTTGGCAGCAGGCGAGGGAGAAATCTTCTCCCACACCTTGTTATTGCCAAATTCCGATGCTATTTCAAGCATTACCCCGGTTTTCTTATTTCGATATACGTTCATTAGGTCGTAATAACAGGAGTGCCATCCTTGCAAACAAGGCAGAATGCATTTGCATCAAGGATGCCCCATCCAATCCATGCCTCAGACCTGAGCAGAATCTGATTTGCCTGCTTAAGATCATAAGAACCACCATCAGGATTACCATACTGAATTATCTCAAGAGGTATCTCCTTTGCGAATCCCCAACGGAATGCATCGAAGTCACCAACAAGCGCACGGTCATTTGATCCTGAAGCTGAACCAATAGTAATGTTGGAATCAACCTTTATACCACCAAGATCGGAGAAGTTTCCGAACTGGAATCCGGGATACTTAAATCCATCTGCTGAATTGGTCATTGCACCGATAGCCGCTCTCATTATAGGAGCCATTGCGATACCTGAAGGAGCATACTCATTAGCCTCAAGAACAGCTATTGCTGATTCAAGGTTGGCATCAGGAGTAGAACCATTGTAAGTGATCGCTGTTGAAGCGCATACATAGTCAAAATAGTTATTTCCGATCGTACCTGTTGCAAGGTTTCCTGTTGCAGGATCAACACCATGGATAGCCATCTTATCAAGACCTGCACCAATTCTCTTAGAGAATGCATCTGCAAACTCACGAAGAGTGTTAAGCTTGTACTCATCAGATGCTGTCATGAACTCATCTGATACACGGCTCTGGTAAACAACCTTTATAGGCTTAACGGTAACAGTATTAACTGTTGCATCTCCGGCAGGCTTAGGGCCGTTTTCACCAACGATCGAAATATCGCTATCAAGTGAGAATGTGAAATAATCCTTTCCTGTAAAAGGAACGGCTTCCTGACCTGACATCTTAGCAAGTGAGCTGTGGCCCTTAACCTTGCTGAACATCTCTGATACTAACTCTTTAGGGAAGAGTGATCCCATACTTAATGCTGACATATTCTTTTCTCCTTATACTTTTGTCATGTTCTGCAACATTGAACGGAGTGCTGCATCCTTTGTTGCCTCTTTTGTGTCTGTGATCTTAGCTTCAGGACTTGCAAGAGGTGCCGTTTTGGTACCCACCAATTCCTTAAGCGATTCTGCACTCTTGCGGATTTCATCCGCATTTGACCCCTGTAAGAAATTCACAGCCTCAAAAGATAAGCCTAATTCGTGAGCAATCTGCGTTTTTGCCGAGTGCAACTCGTATTCTTTGATTTTTGCATCACGTTCAGCCAAGGTTTTATCAAAACCTTCCTTTTCTTCCTTGGCGGCATTTAATGCCTGAGTCAACTCACTGATCTGCTTCTGAGCATCTCCACTCTGAGCCTCAAGTTTCTTGGTAAGCTCTTCAATTTGGTCTGTATATTTGACCTTCTCTCGCTCCAACCTTCCCTTGAGAATCGAATCAAGCTGCTCCTGTGTTTCAATTACCTTGAAATCTTCTGCCATTGTTTTTACCTCCCACATTTCCGCTGTGTCTGCGTATTTTTTGTATTAAAAAAGCACCCGGATGGATGCTTTAATAATTGATTTTTTGTTTTGGTTTTTCCTTATACTCGTTACATAACCAATGTGCCAAGATTACACTATCAAGCAATGCGATCTCGGTATCAGGTGTTAAGGCCTTGTAACCGAAGCCACCATTTGACCCAATTGCCCTTTTTTCGCAATTTGTTGCCGATATAACAAGCGATGGCTGTGCTTTGTGGCATATTGTTGCACCTTCAAGAGCCTGCTCGAATAATGCATTTGCCACTATGATATTCCCAACTGTCGGAAATACAGGCTTAAGCTTGATTCTGGCATTCTTCATAGCCTCTTCAAGCAACTTCTGTCCATTGGCACCATCAACTATTACACCGCCAAGGTCTTGCATGGCTGTTAATATGCCGATGATCCAATCATTTCCAATCCTTGAAGGCCTGCAATCAAGGCACTCAACAAAAATCTTATTGTCTGTGCCCTTGTATGCTATCGAAAGAGCCACATTTGAACCATCAACACCATATTTGATGCCTATGAACTTCTTGCCTGCTCTCTTCGGCAAGGTTTCAACTTCAAGTGCAAGCCATTCAGCCTCGGAAATAACCGATTTCTGATTGTATTTAATCCACAAGCCAAGCCTCTGGATATTGTAATCAATTACATCGGTCTTATCTTCAGCCTTAATCTTCCTCTCATTAAGCTGATAACCCATCGCCGGATTGCACAAGTACCACAAATCTATATTGTTTACATCAGATTGCTCATCAACAGACCATTCTGCCCATCCAACCTCTTCAGCCTCCCCCATTAAGCACGAATCTCGCAATTTGGGGAAGATTGTGCCCTTTGAAACGGCTGTTGGGGGAGTGCCGCATAGAATAATTTGGGGATTAGGACTATCTGACACAACATACTGTAATGTACTCTGTTGGTCATCTGTATACTCTTGTGCTTCATCTATGATTAGAAGGTCAAACCCCTCACCAAGACCCCCGGCAGATGTTCTTGTCCTGAAATCCACCGAACCGCCTGTATCAAGGAGTGTTATCCTTTCCAATCCGAATTGTTTTGAGTATGTATACGATTGTGCATACACCTCATTCTTCTTAGGCCTTAATACTTCTGTATAACCTTTGGCTTTTAATAAATCAGCCAACCGCTTAGAGGCAGAACTTGATGTTGTTGTTCTGTGTGCTGTGTGGCATATCCTCTCTCCGATCTCGAGGCCATACATTTCACGGATGGTCAATATCTCGCCCTTTCCGTTTCGTCTTGGCACCGAATAACCAAATTTAGGATGCACCCACAAGCCATCATCATTGACAGATAAAAGGTCATTGATGATTAGTGCCTGCCACTCCTGTGGCTCTCTGCCTGTTTCCCGGTATAAATCAAGAGCTTGTGGCCCTCTTGTTTCAGTATAAGGAAGTACAACGGAATGCGTGGGATGCTGATTTCCAATCCTTGCACCCATGTCATTCCTCCTATTGATTTCTTACAAAACCATGGCCTGCTGCCCTCATTCTTCCTGATGAGGTGCCATTACTTATACTGACATCACATCTGCAACCCTCATGCCGAGCAAATACTTCATTGTCCAAAGCTTCACGATAACTGTGATATACTCCATCACGTTCACGGCACCATTCACAAGCTTTTGCCTCTGAAGTGCGTGTAATCGTGATCTCCACACCTGTATTTGATAAGAACTCCGCATTCTTCTCGGTATGATGATCGCCAAAGTGGTCAACAATGTTCTTTATTGGCTCAACAAAATAATGGATGTTGTCGGTAAACTCGCCATTCACCAATAACTCGACTATTCCGTCAACCCTGTCCATTTCAATTGGCGGCCTTATCGGCTTGAGGTTAATGCCTGCCTTCTTGTTATTCTTGGCCTGCATCTCACTTGCAACCTCATTTACAATGCCGTGCGCTTCTTTGAGTGGTGGAACTACCACTTTTTCCGCAATGTTGTAATAAAAAACACCATTGGGCAATACCTCTGGTGTTATTTCATCAACAAAGGCCATTGAAAGAGCCTTGCCAACCTTTTCTGTGTATGAAGTTAATGATCTTGCCGTGCCATCTCTTACCCTCTTGAGCATTGCAGACTTGGTGGCACCCATTTTCTCAAGTCTGCCATGAAAATTCTTTTCAACTTTCTCCAACAGAGCCGGAGCAATATCTTCTGCCATATATTACCCTCCTTAAATACCTGTCAGATTCTCAAGTTTCTTTTCTGTTATATAATCAGGGAACGATTGCTGAAGCTTGTTTATCGCATCCCCAAGGCCTGATAATGACGATGCATCAGGCTCAAATATAGGCAACCATCTAGGTTTGCTCTGATAAATCTCCGTGCGCTTGTAACTCTGCTTATCACGAACACAAGCGGCAAGATAACCTGCATTCAAAAAGCCTGTGCCGAATGTCCTCTGTGCTTTCCTTGCCAAGAGCCTCAGATTCTCATGACCTGCTCTTATCGCATCCGCACTTGATGGATTATCTGTTTCAAATCCCAAGTCATTTAAGGTCAACCCTGTTTCGCCTGCGAATGCTGATGCATACATCTTAAGCTGTTCATGATGTGGAGTCATGCTTGCCGTTTGGAACTGACCAACTATCGGATGATCCCCATCTTCATCCTTGGTGAACTGAAGCATGGAGGATATTGTTGCCTTCCAAGCATCCATTGGCTCCGCATCCTGACTAATGCCAACCACATATTTCTGAGGAAATGCGTAAAACTCAGCCGATACCTCTGCCCTTGTAATAGTGTTCCGTGCTTTATCCATCAAATCCATGCTTGCTCGGCTTATCCGGGAATGACCAAACACCCTTTTCGCATCAGGTCTGTATATAATTGGCACCAAAAGCGCATAAGGCGCATCGTTTGGATAGCTTTCAACACTAACGGCACGATTGCCCTTGGTGATTATGTCAGTATTTCCGATGGTGAAGTATGCCTCTGTCAACACCGCACCATTGTCATCCCTCTGAAGAACCGCATATCCCTCGGTAAGCATATTGGTAATGGGATCAATCTCGCCTGTGGCATTATATCCATCAATCACCTGCAACCGGGGAAAGCCATTTTCATCTGCTGAGATATAAATAAAATCGCACGATGAAATCAAGGCCCCTAAGATGGCACTGTCAAACAGGATATCCTTGTTGTTCTGGTCAAATATCCCATTCATGTCAAAGTAATCTGTATCATCCTCAAATCCATTGAACATCAACCGATCTGCAAGGGCATCGACAGATTTACCGCACCATCCAAGTATGCTTCTGTATGCATCTTTCAACTGTACAGGAATAAGTGGAGAAGGATCATAAGTCAAATACTTCATCTCATAGTAATCATATCTGCGGCTTACTCCTAATTGTTTTGTTGCAAGCTTTGCTCTCAGGTAATCAATACCCTTGTAAACTATTGCCATGGTTTTACTCCTAATAATGTATCATTTTTAATACATGTATCACTTTTAATACATCTCTCCGAGATATTTGAGGC